CCACGAGTCGATCCACTACATCGACGTCGTTGCACAGGACACGGTGGAGGAGGACCAGGTCGAGCGGCTGTGGGAGAAGGCCGAGCGGCTTGAGGAGATCAACCGAGACCGCGCGCGGCTGCAACTTGACCGACAGTCAACCGACGAGCTTGACGCCGAGGCGGCACGCATCGAAAACATGCCCATGATGGAGGCGTTGTGACCACAGAAGTTAAGACTGAGATAGAGATTGCTGCACTTAAAGGTTGGGCAGAGAATAAGGCTGTCCCACTGGCGGATCGCCTGAAGGTTGCGCTCCAGGTCATTAAAGCTTTGGAGATGCGTGCCGAGGTGATCTGCCCTCACGACTGCGATAACTGTCATAGTGATGACTGTCCATGTGATCGCCTCGGATGTGCAGGCTACGATGACGGTCGTTAACGGCGTTCGCCTCCTCTCCAACTCCGAGGTGCAGACATTCAAGGACTGCCCGCGTAAGTGGTGGCTCGCCTGGCACCGCGGCCTGAAGCCGAAGAGACGATCGGTAATCGGGCCACGGTCCACCGGCCAGCGGGAGCACGCCGCGCTGGCAGCGCTGTACACGCCGGGTGGGGTGCCTCAGGACGCCTGGCGCGTCCTCAGTGAGGTGCACACCGAGGATGAGCAGCGCCTGGAGGAGTACGTCGCGGCGCTCGAGTTCGGCGAGAACCCGGGAGGTAGTGCCGATGAGCTTCGTAGGAAGCTCGCCAGCGACTACGATCTGGAGCGCGCCATGCTCGAGGGCTACCTCGAGTGGCTCGTCGAGACCGGCGTCGACTCGCAGCTCGAGGTCATCGCCGCCGAGCAGCGAGTGGAGGTACCGTTCACGACGCTCAACGGGCAGCAGGTCAACCTCATCGCAAAGATCGACGCCCGTGTGCGCAACCTACTGACCGGCGGCCTTAAATTCATTGATCACAAGACCGTTGGGTCGCTGCTCGACCCGGTTCTCGGACTCAACCAGCAGATGCTCCACTACCACATCATCGAGGACCTGCTGACGCAGCCTGGGCGGCCTCGCTGCGAGGGCGCGCTGTACAACATGCTCCGTAAGGTCAAGCGCACCCGCGCCTCGAAGCCGCCGTACTTTGGCCGGACGCCGATCGACCACAACAGGCACGAGCTGAGCGCCTACGGGCTGCAGCTTCTCGGCGTCATCGACAAGATCGTGCAAGCTGAGCAGTTCCTCAAGTCCGCGGTGCCGCACCAGCGTGCGGTGCCCGCTCGGCCGTCGCGCGACTGCTCGTGGAAGTGTGACTTCTTCAAGATCTGCCGCATGTTCGACGACGGTTCTCGCGTCGAGGCCGCGATTGAGGATCACTACGTCGCCGGCGATCCGCTGGCGTACTACGACGACAGGGAGACCAATGACGCAGATTCCTAGTGAAAGTGACATTCCCATCCACGGATGGCGACCCTACTCTGACATGCACCGCGAGCGGATTCGCGCTCACCGCAAGCACGAAAAACGCGACGGCAGCATGGAACGCAAGCCCTTCGATCACCCGATCTGGCTGGCCGTACTCACCGAGGAGGTCGGCGAGGTCGCCCGTGTGCTGTGCGACAACGAACTCAGCACGCTCGGCGAAGATGTCAGGAATGCACTACGCGACGAACTGGTGCAGGTGGGCGCGATGACCGCAGCGTGGATCGACGCGCTCGACGACACGAGCAGGAGGCTCAGTGGATCGAGTAGTTGACACGGACAACGTCGCGTCATTCCTCATCTTTTCCAACTCGAAGGAGGGTAAGTCGACGCTGGCCAGCACGGCGCCACTGCCCCTTCTCGTGCTGGATGCCGAGGGCAGCTGGAAGTTCATCGATGAGGTCGGCTACAAGTCTGGGGTGCCGCTGCGCAAGAAGGCGTGGAACCCGATGCTCGAGCCGATTCCGCGGTACGACGGCACGTGGGACGTCGTGCGCGTTCACGTCGACTCGTGGCAGACGATGCAGCAGGTCTACCGTCACCTCACGCAGGTGGAGCACGACTTCGTTACCATCGTGCTGGACTCGGTGACCGAGCTCCAGCGGCGCTGCAAGGCGAACATCCGCACCACCAGTCCGCAGATGGACCAGCAGCGCTGGGGTCAGCTGCTGGACGAGATGGACGGCGTCATCCGCGGGTTCCGCGACCTGACGCTGCTCAGCAACACGATTCGCTGCGTCGTCTTCGTGTCAGAGATGGCGATGAAGGACGGCCAGTTCCGGCCCTACATGCAGGGCCAGATTCGCGACACCATGCCGTACTGGGTCGACGCCTGCGGCTGCCTCTTCACCGAGCTACGTCCCAGCGGCGACCAGCAGGTTAAGGTGAAGAGGCTGCTCATCGGCGCCGGCGTCAGCGCGGCGCACGTCGTCGGCGAGCGCTTCCAGGGGCGCCTGCCCGACATCGTGGACAACCCGAACATCACTGAAATGATGAACGCGATCTATCCAGGCACGAACGGTAGCAAGGAGAGCAAGTGAGCGAAATCGACTGGGCATCACTACACAAGGACGCCACAACCACGCTGAACGGCGACTTTCCCGTCGTCATCGTGGAGGCCACCGCGCAGAAGACCAGCAACGGCGACAAGGACATGATCAAGTACAAGGCCAAGGTCGAGTCCGGCCAGTACGCGGGTCGGCCGCTGTGGGGCAACTTCACCATCTCCCCGGAGTCCCCGGGAGCCATGCGCATCCTGTTCTCGCACTGGGCCGCGCTCGGCATCGACGGCGCCTTCTTTCAGGCCAACCCGCAGGCCCCCGTGGCCGTGATCGCGCAAGCGCTGGTGGGTCGCAAGGCAATCGTCACCATCGGCACGCGCCAGTGGAACGGCGCCGACCGCGAGGAGATCCAGGCGTGGAAGCCGCCGGCGATCGGTCAGGCTGCAGGTGTTCTCGGCGGCCTGCCGGGGCTCCCCAGCGGTATCCCCGGCGGCGGGCTTCCTGGGGTGCCAGTCGCCTATACGCCGCCCGCAGCCGCCGGTAAAGGCGTGCCTCCGATGCGCATGGACTCCGTTCCGGAGGCAGGCGCTATCGCCACCGAGCCGGCGGTCGCCGAGAACGGTGAGGCTCCGCCCGAGCTTCCGTTCTAGGAAGTACAACTAACGACGATCATATGGTAGAGTGGTGGATGTGCGACAGGTCCACCACTCTCGTCCTAAGTGAGGAGTGATAAGTGAAATACAACATTATTGACATTCGTCTCGATGAAGACGGTGATCCGTGGTTTCTCGTCGAGAACTACTACGAGTCTGAGAGCTGGTGGCTTCACCTCTCGGACGAGTACAGCTACGATGCTAAAGACCACAACCTCAACGGCACGAGATATGAGCTACGAAAGGTAGAGAAGTGAGGAAGAGAGTCGGCTACGCCAAGCTAGGGCGCTCCATGCCCCTAGCGCTCGAGAACTGCGGCAGTCTCGGCGGCGACGTCGAGATGGTGCCTACCCTGAAGCTGCTGGCGGAGCGTCACCCGGACGTGGACTTCATCCTGATCGGCCGAAACTCAGGTGAGCTGCCCGAGGACGTCGGTCTGCCGAGCAACGTGCTCAACCCGTGGCGAGTCTGGAAGCCGATCATTCGGCGTGAGCTTCAACGTGCGGGTCTAAACTACTCGAACCTAACGATCTCCGACCATCAGAAGGTCACGACGCTACTCCACAAGTACACCTGGGAGGAGTTCAGCCTCCTCGATGAAATGATCATGTGGCTTGGCCAGCACGGCACCACGAACACACCTCTGCCGTCCGTCAGCGATCGTCGGAAGCTCACTAAGCCCTACGACTGGGCAACGCTGTACGGCTCGTACCTACTCCAGGGAATCAACGCCTGGCGGGACGTCGACCCATTCACACGCGAGGAGGTGCTGCTCAACGCGGATGTTCGCAACTACGTCAAGTATCGCGACGGTAAGTGGCCGTGGCAGCATCCCGTTCTAGCGCAGTACACGTACTCGAATCGTGTGAAGCACGAGCGGTACAGTGCGAGCACGTACATGTTCCTCGAGTTCTCGCAGCTTCCCGCGACGGACTCGGTGAGTTGGATCGAGAACGGAGACGTCTGGACCTCACAGGTACGCAACGTCTACTCACGCCTAGAGATCTCAGCGTTGATTCCCGGCACGCCGTTCGGCGACACGATCCAATTCAACGGCGACTTCAGCCGACCGCACGACTTCGGCATAGTCATCAACGAGACGCGGCGTGAGGTCAGCGAGGCGAAGGCACGCCGCACAGTGATGCGCGACTGGGTGCTACCGATCGACGACGTCGGGTTCATCCACGGTAAGTGGTCGCAGCGCTCGCTGGATGAGTTGAGCGTCGACATCAAGCCGGTGCCGCAGCTCGAGTACATCACTAAGTTGCAGTCGGCACGGTGCACATTCACGACGCCGGCCAGCGGCTCGGGCTGGGCGACCGCGAAGCCGTGGGAGGCGTTCGCCGCGGGAGTGGTGTGCTTCTTTCACCCGGACTACGACGACCAGAACAACATCCTCGGCGACATGCTCGATCGTGAGGTCGCGGACTGGCTTCGCTGCGAGAGTCCGCAGCAACTTAGGGACCGGATTAGGTACACCTGCACTAACCCCAGCGTCTGGAAGTGGCTCGTCGACGAGCAGCGTGAACACTTCAACAAGGCGGTCGAAGAGAAGACGTACCTTAAGATGATCGAGGAGAGGTTAGACCTGCCGTGAGAGGTTCATCAGGCGCACGGTTCATTGACAGTTCTCCCGTTATGATCACTAAGCAAGACACGGCCGTTACCGGTCGACGTGTACGCGACCAGGGGATCTGGCTCCAGCAGCTGAACGAGTCGTCCGTGCTTCCTGTAGTCTTCGCGGTGCACCAGGACCGCTATGACATGGAGCGGCTCGAGATGGCGACCATTCCTACCACGTGGGAGGAGACGTTCGAGCTCTGCAGTGACATCATCTCTGAGCTGGACACTCACCTGTGGCGTAAGAACTTCAAGGGCCGCGTGCCGCACCTCATGGAGTTCGACCGTGGTGAGCACAACGGCTACATCATCGACCTCCTGACGGACGTCGGGCTGCGCAGCTACCGCCGAAAGCTTCACCAGTTCGTCGGGAACGTCGACTGGTTCGGCTACAAGACGCCGCGGGTGGCGCGTACGCACGGCGACTGCATCATCGACAACGTCGCCTGGCGGCACACCGAGTCAGAACTTAACAAGCTGGTGCTGCTCGACCCGATTCCCGCGACGCCGGCGCTACCCGACCTCGCCTGCGTCGACGTCGGCCGCGTCATCCAGTCCGCCGCTGGCTACGAGGTGACGCGCTACTTCGAGGACACACGGCCGCTGCTCGGCATTCCACTCGACCAGCGTGTTGACGACGTCCTTAACGGCTGGCTAAGTGATGAGTTCTGTCTCAACGAGGTACGCGCGTCGCTTCACTTCAGCATTATTCACATGCTGCGCGGACTACGCACGGCGCAGCGCGTCGCACCTAAGAGCTGTAAAGCTCTCGAGCTACTAGTCGATCAACTCGTGGAGGTCACAGAGACGTGGATGCAGTAATCCTCGCCGGCGGTAGGGGACAGCGCGTCGCCGGCATTACCAAGCTGTTTCACAAGCCGCTGCTCGAGATCGAGGGTGAGCCACTGCTCCTGCGCGCCGTTCGACAGGCGCGTAGCCTCGGCGTCGAGGTACCCGTAGTCGTTACGTCGCCAGCCATCGCCACGCTGGTAGCGCAGGTCCTCGGCGACGTACCCGCTAACCTAATCATCCAGCGTGAGCCGCTTGGACCGGGCGACGCTCTTCGGGTCGGCCTGCAGGTGCGCAACCGTAGCGTCGGCAGCTACCGAGTTCTCGTGCTGCTGAGCGACAACTACACCAGCGACGCCGACCTCACCGCGGTCTGCTCACACGAGGTCGCTGTCGGCGTGCACACCACCCCGCGAACCGAGGCGCAGCGATTTACGTGGTACGACCCCGACCGTGGCGCGTGGATCGAGAAGAAGACCATTCCCGACGGCTCACCCGTGGAGTGCTGGGTCGGACCGTTCGTGGGTTGGCGTAGTAAGATGGAACGCGTTATGAGTCGTGTGTGTGAGACTCGTAAGTTCAACGGCGGTGAGGCCCTCATCGGGCCGTACCTCGGAGAAATGACCAACGAGACGCGCACAGTCCGGGTCGAAGTTAGCTCAATCGACGTCGGCACTGTGGAATCCTATCGAGCAGTGAAGGAGCGAGTAGGTGACTCAAGTATTGCCGTCGGAAGATCCCGCTGACGAGGCACTCGAGGCGCAGTTCGAGAGCAGCGGCAACCCGTGGCCGTGCGCCGTCATGGTGTTGATCATCTGTCTAACCTTCCTAGGCGTCTGCCTAGGAGGCGTATACATGGTTGTGCATTTGAGGCAGTAGTGAACGCTATGGACACGTTCTCGCGCATGCTGAAGCTGCAGGAGCAGCTTCAGACTGAGTCATTCGGGTACAACTTTCAGCGCATGCTGCCGGCGGACCGCATTCAGTACATTAAGGACATGAAGCTGGCCCTGGAGGCCGAGCTCCAGGAGGCGCTGGACGAGGTCGGCTGGAAGCCGTGGGCAGCCACGAGGTTCATCAACCGTGAGGCCTACCTCGGCGAGTTGGTGGATGTACTGCACTTCTGGATGAATATGATCCTGGTGCTCGGCGACGACCCGGAGGAACTCGCCAGTGAGATTTTCACGCGCTACTGCCTGAAGAATCACATTAACGAGCGGCGGCAGCGTGAGGGCTACGACGACGTCTCGACGAAGTGCGGCGGCTGCGGCCGTGCGCTGGATGACGTCGCCGTTCAGTGTACACGTACAGGTGACCAGGGGTACTGCGCTGAGACGAACTCTGACATTAACTACTTAACACGCTGGGTAACGCAATCGATGATTTGTGAACATTGCCGCTACACGATCAATGAGCACGGCTGTGTTCCGGCGACAATCGAACGGTGGGGTCACTGCGGCGCCGACCAGCGGCAGCTGCCGCCGATCAAGCCACACGCGATACAGTAGCATCGTGACGTATACCGCTATCGACTGTCAGGGATTCGCCGGAGGCTTCACGCTAGGAGTAGCGCAGGCTGGCTTTAAGCTGGTGGCTAAGCGTGAGATGAAGGGTGGCTTCGGGGTTCGAAACTGCGAGGTCAACCGGCACCTCCTCGGCGACTCGTGGACAGTCGAGGCGGTCAACCCGGAGGCGTGGTCCGTGCCGCTCGGCGGCGCGGACCTCGTCTTTGGCAACCCACCCTGCTCAGGTTTTAGTGTGCTCTCTACGAAGAGCTTTCGCGGCACTGACTCGAAGATCAATGCCTGCATGTGGGCCTTCGCCGAGTACGCGGCACGGGTTCATCCAGCGGTCGCCGTCTTCGAGTC